TTACGCTGTAGACGGAAAATACCGGTAAATCGTCGATACCCCCACGCCATAAATAATTGCCAGTTGCTGCCGGGAATATCCTTTATCCAGCAGACGGCCGATTTGTTCGCGGTCGTTTTGTGTCAGTGCCGCTGGTCTTCCTCCGACTCTACCCTGTGCTCTCGCGGCGGCCAATCCGGCCAGCGTACGCTCTACTATCAGCTCGCGTTCCATTTCTGCCAGCGCTGACATGACGTGAAAGAAAAAACGTCCCATAGCGGTACTGGTGTCGATACTGTCCGTCAGTGACCGGAAGTGTGCGCCGCGTTCGTGCAGATCAGATATCAGGGCTATCAGGTTTTTGACACTGCGCCCGAGCCTGTCCAGTTTCCACACTGCCAGTGTATCGCCCGGCTGAATGGCCTTTAATGCCCGTTTCAGCCCCGGCCTGACGGCGGTTTTACCGCTCATTTTGTCCTCAAAAATCTGATCACAATTTATGCTGATGAGTGCGTTTCGCTGTAAATCGCTGTTTTGGTCAGTTGTTGATACACGGATATAGCCGATGACCGCCATTGTTTCCCCTCATGTTTACTGTAATGACGAGATTATTACGGATTTATCCGGTTATGGCTGCATTCCCGGAAACCTTGGTTTAGAAGAAAAGTTAAATACAAAGCTTGATAAAAATGACGTCGTATCACAAATCGGTTACAGCAATGAAAAAGTCATGGATCAGCGGATTGTCACAAACGAGCTGGCGAAGCGGCTTCTTATTTCCGACGTGGTAAATGAAGCCGGACTCAGCACCGAAAAAGTCATGAATCAGAGAGCCGTGACAGAGGAATTATCTCAGCGGTCGACAAAAAACGATGTCAATAATGCCATTGCTGCAATTAATGATGAATTAGCGAAAAAAGGGAATAAAAACACGGCTCTTAAATCGTCCCGTGGCTGGTATAAGGATGAGTCAACCGGAATGATAATGCAGTGGGGGGATTGGTATGTCGGTGAAGGTGGCGGCGGAGAGGTTACCGTTAATTTTGCGATACCGTTTCCTTTCAGCGGCGTGGTATCAGCAATATCAGTCAATGATGCAGCGGCACAAATGGTGGGATACAGCCTTATTGGCAAAACCAGCATGAAAGTTATCAAGGGTTCTAATGACGACCGTGGTCGTTCTGGTCAGTATATTGTGTGGGGGTGGTGATGAATAAATACAGATTTAATCCTGAAAACAACATGTTCTACCCATACAGCATGAAAGAAAGCTACGAAGCTTCCGGGGACTGGCCTGCTGCCGGTGCTGATGTCAGTGAGGATATTTACATTAAATTTATCGGAGAGGCGCCTGATGGGAAAAAGTTGGGTTCAGATAAGAAAGGCAATCCGGTGTGGGTTGATATTCCGCCTTTGAGTAGTGAAGAATATATTGAGTTGGCGGAAATCAAAAAGCAGTCCCTTATTACCGAAGCCAGACAAAAAACTCAGTTATGGCAGACTCAGTTAATGCTCGGCATTATTACAGACGGAGATAAAGCCACTCTCAAAGAATGGATGCTGTATGTACAGAAAGTACAGGCGGCAGACGTATCCGCCGCCCCGGATATTATCTGGCCGGTGAAACCGGCGGTGTAGGCCATTCTGTCCCGGCACCGGCAGATGCGTCGGTATCAGTGACTTTCACACTGTAAATTTCCCATTCTGTCAGTTTTGCCCGGTCTGTTTCAGTCGCCATGTTGAGGCGTATTTTACGCTCCAGCATGGCAATTTCCTGTTCAGCTTCTGCCAACAGCGACTGTTTCTGACTTTCGGCAACAGCGACCTCATGTGCGTGCTGTTCTGCTTTATCTGTCACCCACTTTTTCCCGTCCCACTTATCAAAAGGCGTTTGCGGCTCAAGTAATGTCAGGTTATCCGGCAGTGCGCCGACGGTGTTTATCAGGATTTTTTCTTTTGTGGTTTTGTCATAAGCGGTTTTACCGCGATGGTCTTCCACATGCAACCAGTGTTTACCGTCCTCACTACGGACAATGGCAAATCCCGGTGCAGGTAATTCCGGTTTATCCGGATAGGCATCAGCTTTCAGACTGAACCCTAACGGTACCTCATCCATGCTTTTGCCGGTATATTCCCGTGTCAGCGGGTGGCAGCAATACACCTCAGCCCATCCCGGAACCGTAGCCAGCCCGTTTTCGTCAAATACCGCGTACTGAATTTCAGTGTTGTAATCTGCCATTTAAATAACCCTCGTAATATAAATAACCGCTTTGTTTACCGGTCTGAATTCATTTGCTGTGCTTACCTGACGGGATGCATCAAAGGAGTATGCGATAGAGTTTCCTCCTGCCCCGGCTGCGCGACCGCCGGAATTGACGGAGTGACGGAATACCCCCTCGGAAAAATCCCCGCCCTCAATCGTCGGATTACCAAAGCGGCCAGTCAGGTTCCGCATAGCATCGCCTTGTACGCTGCCCAGCGTTCGCCCGGAGTCATAACCTTTTCCGCTGTCCAGTGCCCGTTTAAACAGCCCCCGATCGTCGGGAAGTTTCAGCCCCGGAAAGACTTTGGCAAGCTCCGGATGAACTGATGCACTGAATGAACGGCCATCATTTGCTAAAAAGCTTTCAGGAATTGGGGCTGTTGACTGCCATTCTATAGTTGCTCCGATTGGGACGCCCACTATGCGGTTTTCATGTATACTGCCGTTACTGTTTAAATAACGTGCTGTCACGACAGCATTGAAATCAACAAAAATCTGACCGGTATCAGCTTGCCCACCGGATGAAACAGAAATTCCTTTGATATATTTCACACCTATACCGCCGGAAAATGCCCCGTTAAATCCTCTGCCGGGCATTTCATTAATTTCACTGAAGCGATAATAATTACCGGCAGGCTGCTTTCCATTAAGCGCATCAGTCACACTTTTCTGGCTCATAACATCTTTTGTTGACGTACCTGTCCCCTGAACCACACCACTTTTTGCCGCTTCTCCCAAACCAAGGTTTTTGATAAAGGTATCTTTATTCGGGATGTCCGCGCCGTTCTGGTCTTTGGCGAGTTTGCTGTTTACTTCTGTTTTTGTGGCATAGTCTCCGCCGGAGATTATTTTGCTGATAGCTTTAGAAAGCTGAGTGTCATCATTTTTATCCTGCTGCATTCCTGCGGCAATAATCACACCAAGAATTTCCCGCTGGACGGAATTAAGCCAGCCAGCCTCAAGAATTGTCGGTGCTATACCGGCGGCCGCGTTGCCGTTTGTCCACTCGCCGTTTTTATCGGCGGTACTGGTGACATCACCAATTTTTTTCATAACAAAGCCTCACTCAGTGAAGGTGATAATGAGTTGTTGATAGTCAGGGTTTACTGGCCGTAACCGACCTGAAGGATCGTATGAGAGGGGGAAATCTGATTAAACTGGCACTCGAGGTAATGTTCACCCCACGAACGCAGCGGGTCACCGCAGTAACTTCCGCCGGCGACCGCGTATGTCACCTGCGTGTTTCCGGCATTGATGCGCCAGACAAACGGCCATTCATCACCGTTCAGTGCATCACCGCAGGCCGACAGCCCCGCCCTTGCCTGCCGGAATTCGGTAATGGTGATGGTGTAACCCATCTCGGCCGCCAGGCTGATGTAATAGGGCTTTGACATCCCGCCGGTACGCAGCAGCTTTGAAAGAACCGCGGATTGTCGTTTCGGAATGGTGTCCATCTCCCCGATCCCACAATCATCCGGCAGACCGAGTGTTTTTTCCCACTCAGGTAATAACGTTGTGGCCGTCTTCGGAAATGCTCCCTCAAGCAGCTGAACAGCGTCAATATCCGAGGCCTCATAACCGCGCGCCAACGCCCGGAGAACAGCATGCATATTCGACCCCGGCCGCCAGTCCCACGCCATACCCTGCGGTGCCAGTCCGATCATGGCCTGAGTGTAATCGTCAGCGGTGTAATTCATGTGTATGACACCTCCCCGCGCTGCGCCAGTTCGCCGGTGCTCAGAACTATATTTTCAGCCGGTTTTTTCAGGACAAAGCCGGTGGTGCCGGGGATATCAGCAATCGCATACTGCAGGTCAGAAAGGTAGATTTTTGTGCCGCCGGTCGGGTCACTGTCCCGGAAGAACACATCATCAATGGCTTTGGCTATCTGCTGATGTAATTCCGAGGTTGCCCGGCTCAGCCCTTCAATTTCAAAATCTATCTTTTTCGCAACAGGTGAACAGACCCACACCAGCGCCGTTACCGTCTGCACATCCCAGATATGATCTGCAACACGCAACTGGTCACCGGTCGCATGAACTGAATAAGTTTCTTTGGTAGCCGGTCCGTCTGTTCCCAGCGGAAAGCCACCGTTGCTGTTGCCGTCACACATAATGTAAATGCCGACCGACCCGGCCCCCAGCAGGCGGCGTTTTACCCAGGCGCGGGAAATGCCCGGCACTTCTTTCGCCCAGCCTTCATAGTCTGTATCGCTGCCGCCCTGCGGTGGTTTTTGGTACGCATGCAGGACCCGCTGCCGGAAAGCCTCTTCATTCTCAATATCACTGCCGCCGGTGATCGGATCAACAGCAATACAATCTGAAGACACTCCGGATATCGCTATCTCAAGCGTCAGTTTTGTCCCGGCCGGTGAGTTACCCGCCGCGCCGCCGCCGTAAATATTATCGTCAATGCCGGGCAGAATGGCTTCAACAGACGTGAAGCCTTTCCCGTCAGCATTAATATGGACCTCAGTAACAGACTGGTACCGGTATCCATCTCCGCGGGTCATCGCCGTACCGGCCGGAATGATACTGCCCGGCACGCCGTCAAACTGCACCTTTGTACAGGTGGCTTTGTTCGGTGGTTTGCGGTACGCCCGTTTCAGCGCCCCCCATCCCGCCAGGTTTTCATCCGTTGCGGTAAACGGAGTTGCCTGCTTTGCAATGTAATCCAGATAGGCATAATGCAGGTGCGCCATACCGGCATCCATATCCGCCAGTACCCGCATATTGGAATACCGCAGCAGCGCACCGGGCTCTTTCAGTTCATTGCGCAGGAAATTCTGGTTCTGCTCCCGCAGCTCCGTCAGTGTTTTACGCTTAAACGGCATTTATTGTTTCTCCCATACCCAGTAAAAACGCAGATCTTCCGCACCGGAATCCGGCCGGTGATAACGGATAACCATATTCAGCCGCTGCGGCCACACTATTTGTGTCCGGATCTGAATATCAGATACGACCCCGTCAGTTATCAGCCATGCCAGCGCCTCCCGGGCGTAATCCTCGGCTTTCTTTGCCACCTGCGTGGTCAGTTTCTGACGTCTCAGCAACCAGAGACGGGAGCCGATAAACCCATCAGTTCCGGTATCGGCCCACCATCCCCGCCGGTACTCATCGTCGTAATCATCGTCACTGTGCGCCAGACGGTCCGTGAACAGACTGATCATAATCGCTGACTGTAAATCATCACCGGAAAGCAGGTCACCGTTTCCGGCTATCCAGTCCGCCCGCAGTGTGTCCGCGTTCCACCAGGAAGAAATATCAGACATCAGACTTTCTCCTTAATCGGATTACTGGTTTTGGTGGCACTGCCCGGTTCCACATTTTCCACATCGTGGTCGTGCTTGTTATAACTGTCCCGCAGCATTTTCAGTGTGGACGGGTTGCTTTCGTAGTTATCAATCACATCACCGGACACTTTCAGGATCGGCGTATTCAGCACCACTTCTGTTTTGGCATTGACCGTCACCTTATCGGCGTTATTAATGGTCACATCTTTATCTTTGGCCTCAATCACAATGCCGTCCTCTGTCATGTGGATGTACATACCCCACAGGTTGTACATCACGCTTTCGCCCGGTGAGAGTCCGGTATGACGGGAGCCGGGATGATTGCTGCCGATGACCACCGCACTGGAGCGGTTACCGCCGAGATAGGCAATCAGAACATCTGACCCCGGCGGAAGAGAGGAAGAAAAACCAAATTCTGTCATACGGTAAGTGCCGTCACGGACTTCCAGCGCGGTGCTGTACTGGATGGTCTGAATCGCTCCATCATCTTTGGTGACGCTGGATTTACCGGCACCGATCATCATCGACATCCGGGTTTTTAAATCGCGGACCTGATCACTCATCATCACACCCTTATTACCTGGTAAAATTCATACGGTTCAGCAATGAAGGCTTCCGGCGGCATCAGCTGTAATGTCGCGCGTGTCCCGCCGGCATCCCGCAGATAGGTCACATCAGAAAGTGTCCAGAATTTATCCGTCACCCCAAGAACCGGAATATCTATCGGGATCAGCGTGTTCGGCTCCCACAGTTTCCCGGAGGCATCCCGCCAGCTGTCCACCATCACACTCAGGATTTTGGAGCGGCCGTAACGGCGGTTCATTTCCCAGTCGATACTCTCCTGCTCCCGTTTAGCGGTGATCAGGGTGCTTTCGATGATGGTGATATAATTCCGGTACCGCATTTTTCCCGCTTCCGGATCCCGCGCCGAGGCGTTCTGTACCGCTGACACATCCCCGGCAAACGGGGTAACAGATAGCGACACACCGGTATAATCGGAATAGCGCTCTGCCATAGAATCCGAGAAATCAGCACTTTCGATATTTTTACCCTGCTCCACACCGCTGGCTGCCACTTTGTCACTGACGCGGGTCAGCAGCAGGTTTCCGTCCGGCTGTTCGTAATACAGCAGTGCAGAGTGCCGGCAGCAGCGTTCGATCACCTGCTGGCAAACTTCTCCCCAGTTCAGAGTGAATTGCGGAACAATCTGTAATTCACTATCAGGAATGGTGCTCGTCACTTCTATTCCGTACCACTGCGCCAGTTTCTGTGCGATTTGCAGGGCGTTGGACTGGCTGATCACGTTGTTCGGCCATTTGGCGGAGCAGTCCACCAGATCCTGACACTTGCCCCGGCCGGAGACGCTTATCTGATGCTGATTTTTATTAATCTGCCCGTTCCAGGTGTCGATATAACCGGTAATAACCCGATCCTGGCCGAGAAACACTTCACAGGGATCACCCGGTTTAAACAGCTGTTTTTCATCCGTTGCCGGGTAGTAATCCATCAGGCTGATTTCAAAGTCATTCGGCAGCCGTTCAATGCCACGGGTAACCCGGACACTGTCCCATCCGGAAATACGCCTGCCGTTTATCACCAGGGATAATTCTTCGGTTTTTTTCGTTTCTTCCGTCATTTTTTCAGTGCCTTAAATCTGACCGGCATAAACGCCGGGTGCCGGGGCTGAATCTCCATCACCAGCTCGTCGCTGCGGGTTGCATCCTGATACAGGCGGTTGGCGACATTGAGAGACGGCAGCACCGACGGCAGAGCGTAAGACGACAGGCGGCCGCGTTCGGAGCCTTTATCGGTGAAGAAAATAACAACCTGTTCGCGCCGGTTCAGGAGAGTAAGATAAATATCATCCAGCGCCAGATCACCGGTAATAGTCATGGCATCATCAAGGGATTCACAAACCTCCCGCTGATATCCGGCGGCCTCGGTGCTGTTTGTCGGGTCAGACTGCCCGGCCACAACCGAAAGCGCCGATGCCGCCAGCACAACCAGCATCATTTCAGTCAGTGCGGCGATTCTTTTATCCTGCTCCGTCTGCTGATATTCCGGATTGCGGAACCGGGATAATGTATTCAGGATCTGCATCTTCTGACCGGTGTCACCATCCATAGTGATCAGGATGACAAACACCTGCTGTATCTGTGCGATCACATCTTCCGGGGATGCTGCATCACTGACCGCGCTGAGTATTTCGTCCAGCCTTTGCCGGTCAATAATTGCCTGGTTCAGTGTTTTATTGATAATTTCACGGTCATCAGCATCACCCTGATGTACGCGCTTACCGGTCGCACCGGACACGGCCCCGCCCGCGCTGCCTTTCTGATAACGCCCGTATTTATTGCTGCCGAACACACTGTTCAGTGAATTACTGAGATTAGTGACCTCATCAACTGAACTGCTGACCATATTGATCCAGAAGTCCGCAGTCTGTTTCAGAGTTTTCATCATCTGCGTGACTGACCTGACCTCACCTTTAATCATGGCGATCGTCTTCAGGGTGGTATGCGCTGCTTCTTTCAGCCACTGCCCGAACGTCAGTTCACCGGTTTTTTCACTGCCGGTGATAGCGAACACTTTCAGGCCGGACTCAATAACCACCAGCTCAAACTCAAACACCCTTCCGCTTTCTGCATTTTCTGACACCCGCAGGCCGCTCTCAGTCACACTGACGGTCATTTCCCCGAGTGTCGGGTGAATCAGTGTTCCGGCCTCACCGGCTTCACAGGCGGCTACCAGATTGTCACGCTGGGTAATAACGTCCGGCGCGTCATACACCAGGCTGTCCTGAATCAGGAATCCCTTTATGGTGATCCGCCGGTTGCTACGCCCCATATCCTCTATCCAGGATTGATCACGGTAGGCATATTCATGAATGGCCTGGCGACGACCGAAAACACTTTCACCGCTAATCACACCGAACGGCACACCACGGAATGAAGCCTGTTGCAGGTGTTCAGACCAATTCCAGTCCGGATCAATACCGAGCAGATCAGATATGGCATCTTTGATAATTGGCATGTGGGCTCCGGGAATAAAAAAAGCCACCGGCATGGTGGCTTTGCTATTATAATTTAATTATACCTATTTACATCTAACTCTTAATTTCCAATCCGGATCATCTGTTTCAGCTTCACAAATTACCTTTCCTTCCGGAGATACAATATAATCAATGTATTCTCGACCTTTACCTTCTTTATAAACACCGCGAGTTACTATCAGATATCTAAAAAAATCTTCTTTATCTTTTAATGTCATAGTTGACATCACATGATATTTAATGCTTCCATCGATTATAAATTTCTCTTTTACTTTACTATAATCACCATCGAAAGGGACTTCAAATGCATGAATTGCCATGCTTGTCGCCCACGCTGGAGATTCAAAGTAAACGATTCCTTTTTCAAAGTCATAACCGGTAAAGCGCATATCAGTTAGTTCTTTTTCAGGATGGTCATTCGAATAATATTCTTTAATAAAATCATATTTTACAGGTTGACCTCGTGAATTTATAAGCATTACTCTTATTCTACTTTTTGCTTTATATGACGTTGGGTTTATTTCATTTAATGTTATTAATGCTAACGCTTTATTTTTTTCAGGAAATATAAATGTCGTTGCTTCCATTCCGTCACCTGTCGCCCAACTTGTTACATCCCTTCCTTTGTAACAAATCTTTCCATTCACACTTCTGTCAATCATGTAATTTGCATCAGGAAATGAAAAATTATCACCTCCTCTTTTCTGATAATCTTCAGTACAGGATACAGACCAAGCATTCAGAGATATAAACAGAGTAAAAATAACTAATATCAGTCGCATATCACCCCTCTCCTAAAAGTATAAATAATGAGAAGATGATAGCATGCTTCATGGCATATTCATTGCAGTTGTAACCCTGCCTTTAGGTTTTACATTGACGCTGCTTTTTGTGCCTGTTTCTGCATTGGTCAGGACAATTTCCAGTGTACCACCCGCTTTGTTTTCCTGAAGAACTTGTGATAATTGCTCGGTGAAGGCCAGTAATGCCTGGGTCGGATCCTTTTCTATTTTGAAGTCAGGTACCACTGATTCAGTCTCTTGTTGCATCATAAATGCATTGCGTTGCTCCTGAACTCGGTAAGGATTTCTGCCACCAGCCCAGCGGTCATCCATAATAGAATCCGTAATACCTGCTGATATTTCTTCATAGCTGTATGGCTGCTCAATATTTTCAACTTTTATAATGTACGGAATAATTTTCTCTAAAACGCGGGGATCGTGCATATCAAGCCGCTCATAGGGGTTAAATCCCGTACCCTTTGAAACTCTGTCTATATATCCCTGCGTGTTATTACCAACACTGGCTGGGGCATATTTCCTGAGCAGACTATCAAGGGTATTCAGTCCCCTTTCAGCATCCAGCATGATCTGGCGTGACAATGCCGCATTACCGTCCCTTGATGAAGCAAACTTCACATACCGGTGATTATTTCCATAGTCATACCCCACACTATTGGGAGCCGCTATAAGATTCCCTGGGTTATTATTGCGTAAACCACGCCGGTTTGGATTATACGTCTCATCCTGCACCCAGTTATCAGGCACCTTACTGTTCAGCGCCGATTTTTGCTTCGCGGTTTCCGCCTGATGACGCTGCTTCTCCCACTCCTCATAGTTTTTGCGGATTTCATCGGTCATAATACCGAAATCCACCATCGACTGATCCCACATGCCCAACTTACCGTAAAGCTCCGGTGTGTTATATGTGGTTCGCAGAATGTCAGAATCATTGCCATGCAGAAAACCCATTGTTTGCATAAGTGCTACGTTATCAGGACCGTATGTCAATAATTGCTCTACACCATTCAGGCCGTCGATTACTGACCCATCCGAAAGTAACGCCCCTGCGACCGCATCACCGGTTTTAGTTTTTGCACCCTCGTATGCCGCTGAAATGTTTTTAAGTACCTCATCCATTTTGCTGAGTTGCTCTACAACAGCATCGTCACGGGTATGTCCCATGCGGTCTGATTTATCTAGTCTCTCCTGTAAATTCCCTTCACGGAGCAGAGCAAGCACCTCCGGAGATAACTCAAGCTTGCTTTGCAGTTCAGTATTGCGACTTTCCGGAATGTTCTGGATGGCTTTTTCCAGGCTGAGTAGTGTTTTTGTCAGATCGACACTTCCATCTTCACGCTGAATAATACTGGCACCAATACTACGGATAGTCGCCAGTAATTCGTTGTTATTCCCTCTGACCGCGTCATTCAGAGAACCGTACAGGCTTTCAAATGATTGGCGGGCATCATCTTCTGTAGATCCTTTTTGAATAAGCGTACCCGTAAGACGTGTGCCTTCCTCAACGCTCATCCCCATATTTTTGGCGCTGGTTGAGACTTCAGTCGCTTTCCTGGCTTGTTCCGGTACCTGGCTGATCATTTGATACCCGGCGTAGCCGATGGCGCCAATACCGCCGATTTTCTTCGCCATGTTGAGGTACTTACCGGACAATTCTCCGAAATTTTTCAATGGCGGGATCATATCTCCGATACTTTGAGCGCCTTTTTTCGAAAAATCAGACATATCGCGAATTCTTTCACCGACATCCCGCAATCCGGAAATTGATTCATCACCACCCATTTTAAGGCTTTCGCGCACATCCTTTAAAACAGGGCGAAGCTTATTTAACTCAGCTTCAATATTGGCAATTTCCTGACTGGCCTGATCATCAGCATTCAATTCAAAATCAAAGGTATTTCCCGCCATAATTACTGCCTCATTTTGTTAATTCGGGCTGCCTGTGAAGCCCACCACAATAACCGGCCGGGGGTCATATTCCACACATCATTCGGCCCCCACCGGAAAAAGTACGTTAAATCGGCACCTATTTGCTGATATTTTTGCCAGGCGTTAAAGTCAAAAAATCCATCAGGAAATCACGGCATTCCACAAAGTCAGAAATTGCCATTCGCTTAACCACCTGATCCGGCACCCCGCTGACCAACACGATCAACAGACGCATAGCCGGAAGGGAACCAACCGTTTTATCCATCTCGTTATAAAACTGCTCCACTTCAAACAGGCACGGCTCTCGCAGGTTAACTTCCTCATAACGGACTTTGCCGTCATTGGATTCCAGCGGTTTACTCAGCGTGATAGTTTTTGTTGTTTCCACAATTAGTTCTCCGTTACCGAACGACCTTCAAAACGCACGTCAAACACGGCGTCTTCGCTGTTTACTTCCTGGGTCTGAACAACCCATAGCCCCTGACCGATGATGGTTTTGCCGTTCGCCAGTTCGGCCACCACGTTCACATTGGTCATGCCGTTAAAATCCGCCACAGTGGTACCGCCGGAATCACGGACACGCATCGCGATAAAACCGGCAACCGGCTTTTCTTTGTAACCGTGGACAAAGTCCATACCGGTCAGGGTTTCGCGGGTAACCGTGGACGGACTGTATTTAAAGTCCGCCGCCACCATAATTGACATGCCGTTGACGGAGACGTGAGCCGTTCCCGCCAGACGGTTGGATGTATCGCCCATGATTTCTCCTTAGTTACCCGGCATCAGGCGGAACTGGTTAAGCAGCGCAAACACGCGCAGCTGGTTAATGAGGGTGCCGGTCCAGAGGACATCAACACGGTTCGGGTTCTGGCTGTTGCGCTCGACTTTCAGACCGGCGGCAAAGCCTTTCGCGTCCTGCACATGACCGTTAAATTCCAGGAAACCATATTGCGCGATCAGTTCTGCCCGGATGATATTCGGCGTGACGATTGCAGACCCCGGTGCAAAACGGGTGCCGTCTTCTGCCAGCTTCATACGCCCGAATTTACTGGTCACCTGGGTGCGCAGATAACGGGAGACAAACATCAGCAGATACAGCGTTTCCACCTGAAGGTAACTGTCGTCATTATCGCCGTAGGCGTTTTTCTGGTAGGTCGTGATGATATTCTCAACCCGGACAGTGCCGTCATCATCCACGGTAAATGTGGAAATACCACTGTGCAGCAGGTTGTTGCGCTCAGTCAGTTCAAGAATATTCGTGTCGTCCGGCGGCAGCACGCCACTGATAACCAGCGTCTGTAACGGGCGACCCGGATCATTACGCAGGCTCTGGGCAATAGCACCGGTATATGCCGCACTCCACTGATAATCCGGTGAGGGTGAACCGTTCACCCCGAGCAGGGAGGCATGCTGGTCGTTACGCTTTTCACCAAAATCAGCCAACTGGCCATAAGTGCCGGTGATCATCCCGTAGCTGTGGCCGTACAACTGTTTGTCCCACGCCCAGCGGTCTGCCAGAAAGGTTTTCACCACATCGAGAGACGCCGTATCGGTATACGGGTTCACGATAAAATCAAAGGATCGGTCTTTCAGGTTCGTCAGACCATTAAGCAGATCCGGAGCGCCGTTACCGCCGGACATCGCCGTGATGGTCATTTCAAAACCGGACGGTGTCGACTCGCCCCCGGTCAGCCCGAGGTAGTTCAGCCGGATATCAATCCCGTTACCGTGAGTGCCTTTGTTTTTGGCCGTCAGAGTAACCGTATCGGCCTCTGCGGCTGCCGTTACCGGCAGGTTCGCATTACGGTTAATCACTTTAGTCAGTCCGGTTGCGATAGCTTCCGCTGTGTCCGTAGCCACAACGGCCATCTGCACACGGATACCCGCGATATACAGTGAAATCACACCGGTATCATTGGCAGCACTGGTAATTTTCAGTTTACCGGCGGCGGCTGTCTGCGATTCAGTATCTGCCAGCGGTAACACCCACACCTCACCGGCCGTGTCATTACGGAAATACGCCTCTGCTTCGGTGTGCAGCATGGATCCGCGTCCGAAACGTTCTGCCGCCTGCGTCCCTGATGTGATGCGTTCAGGAATACTGTCTTTACCCGCCGCACCGTCCAGCATCTGGCCGATTAACAACGTGCGCTGCGTGGCGGTTGCAGTGTTGGCCATTGAGTTATCAAACTCAACGAAAAACAGCGGGGTCCGCAAATTCTGCGGAATAGTGGCAAATGGCACTGTCATGCTTTTTGCTCCTTCACTTTCTGAGGATTACCCGGCACGACATCCCCCTGATTCAGACGGGTGCGCCAGAAAACATTATCAGGGACGTCCTGCCCGGATTCAGGCAAAAGCTCCCCTTTGACCGGACAGCGGACGCTGCGGCCTTTTACAGGTTTTACAAACATGGTTACTCCTGATTAGTCAGGTCGATGGAGACGTGATGTTCCGGACTGCCGTCAGGCATCTGAACACTGATATCGATACCGGTAAGCGGATCCGCGTCAACCGGGTAAAACTCCTCCGGCCCCTGGTAATATTCGATATCCAGATCCATCAGCAATTGCGCCATATGACCTTCACCGGCGGCACTGATGTTTATCTGAGAGCGGATATTCAGGAACTGCTGGATTTGCCGGGTCAGCTCATAACTGTTAATTACCGCCCGTTCAATCTGTTCCCGCAGGGCTTCCAGTGCCAGCTCTGCTTTTATGGCGCCGTTCCGGTCTTCCTCATCGAACTCTTCCAGACGGCCGGTGACGCGGACCGTGGTTACGGTGTTGAACTGCGGAACGTTACGACCGAGTGAGTGTTTTTCATCAAACGGGGTCTGCACGATAATGCAGGGGTATTCCGCATTGGTGGTCGGCCAGTCCTGCGGGGAATGCACACGGTCTTCCGCGCCGGTTTTCCCCTTCAGGGCCGCGACAACGAGCTCACGAACTCTGGCTGCATTCATTATTTCACCTTATTCAGGATCAGGTGTGTCCCGCCGTGGCTGTCCGGCTGCACATCGGATACCACAAACAGGGTGCTGACGCTGTAGATAAATACCCGATCCCCTTTCGCCGGCGGCACAGTAAAAATAACATCGCGCACACCGAGGATCGGACGGGTGGTATTGATACCGCTTTCACCGTCAGTGCTTTCGTAGTTCTGGAAATAGGCCCGGTCAAAAATGCCGTCAATATCGTAAAATCCGGCACCTTTGGCACTTTTCACCGGTTCCCAGCGTACTTTTTCCGCAAAGACGTTATGCAGCGGCCCCAGCAGGTGTTTATCCCAGTCAACGCCCATTGATGGTTACAGTGCCGGGCGGGTTGGCTTTCGCCAGTTTTTCCCGCACTGCCTCCAGCGTCATCACCACGCCCAGATCAATCAGGCGGACAGCATCAGAATCATCCAGCGTGATTTGCTGGTTTTCCCGGTAAAACTCACCGTCATGCTGCACACTGCGGCCTTTGACCACCACATACACACCATCGGCTTCCGGGTCAGGTTCCGGAGTGAAATTCTGCGCTGATACGGTTTCGGTTACCGGTTCACTGCCGGCAGTCTCCGGATCCTTCACCGGATTAACCTGACCGGGAACCATCAGCTCGGGCGGCAGGCCGCCCGGCTCCTGTGGTTTCTCCGGCGTATTTTTTTTATTCGCCATCAAATCCCCCTGTTAAACCACAACGGCACACAGTGATGCGTTAACACGGCTCGGGATGACCAGCGGTGCAGACTGAACCATAATAAAACGCTGCGCCGGATCGTGCTGCAGCCAGGACTTCGGCGCATATGCCATCGGGCCGTAATTGAATGCCGGGTCGATAATGGCACCAAATGCACGGGTCCCCATCAGGTCAGCGCCTGACATAATCACCGAGCCGTCAGCAATCATCGGTTTTTCTTTACCGTCCAGCGGATCAATAAACCAGTCGTTGTATACCCACAGGTCATAGTTACCCCAGCGGCCTTTGTATACAGCACCTGTTTTGATTTGCGCACCGGGGTTAATCTGGTTACCGAACGGAGAAAGCGCGGGGAAGGTAATGGCGCTATCCTTAACCGAAGTGTCCAGACGGAAAGCTTTCCACGATTTGGTGGTGAAGACGATATCGGTCGCCACCGCACCGGACTCCTTCAGCATGCGCTGCGCCCAGTCTTCGATGTCAGCACTCGGTTTGGTGTTGGTTTTTCCTGCTTCCACGGTTTCCGGCCATTTATCGGCACCGCTCAGGGCAATAGTCAGATCGGACGAACGCCCGAAATCCACCACCTGAGTTTCATACCCCTCACCGGTTACTGTCACCGTACCGGTCTGGAGTGCGCTGGCCGCCATCCATTCCAGACGGCGGTTGATCATGTCAATCTGGTCAGTCAGCTCGAACTGCAGGTTCAGCATTTCACGTTCAGCGGCAGAATACTGACCGCCGATGCGCTCACCAATCTGACGGCGGATGGGTTTGCGCAGATCCGGTGCACGTTTGTCTTTGATGTACGCCGGTTTAAAGCTGTTGGTCTGGAACTTACGGGCTTCCACCAGCTTACCTTCCACCAGAGGCGAAACGAACGGAGCCAGACGGCGCAGACCGACATCAACATCAATGGAAACCTCTTCGGTATCGGATTCCGTGATATTCGGGAAAAACTTATCCAGCAGCCAGTTCTGACTGGTCATCAGATTCGGAACAACCTGGATCAATACGTTGGTATCGTAAATATTCATGCTTTTTCTCGTATAAAAAGACGTCACAATGCCTGCCGTGACCGGTATCATGACGTCTGTATTAAAGGGAGGGGTCAGGCCTGTACACTGTCGCGCAGGAAGACGGAGAACTTACGCAGGGCATCTTTCAGCTCTGCCGCAGTCCAGCTTTCATCATGAATAATGCGGTTCTGATTAAATTCCCCCATCAGATAGACACCTCCGGAAACACTGCCGGAAGTGGTATTAACATCATCAGCCAGGATGGCGCACGGGATTTCACTGCCGTCAGCCGCTCCTTTTCTGCTCAGCACATACTCACCGGAACCGGTGATCTTACCGAGGACAGCACCACGTTTCAGAATGCCGGCCTGAGCAATGACACAGGTATCAGTAACTGTCTGTAACGGACCGGCAATCAGCTGATCCGGATTAAATACCGCCTGACGCACTCCCGGCTGAAACGGGTTTTGTGAGAACTGTTCCATTATTTCGCTCCCTTGTTGCTGTTATAAAGATTGGTCATCTGATGAACCAGCGCGGCGGCGGTACCCGCTGCCGGTGCCTGAGCATCCGGACTGATGCGTACCTGCTGCTCTGCCCGCATGCGGCTGTCGAGCGATGCGCGCTGTGTTGCGGGCTGTACTGCACCCATTGCCTTCAGGGTGCTGATAGCTTCAGATGAAGACATTCGGGTATTGAATGCCAGATGTGCAGCCATATCCGGACGACCGGCGGCAGCCTTGCTGCCAAAGATGCGGGCACAGCGTTTGCGTTCAGCGCGGCGGCCTTTTTTCACATCTTTATTTTCATCGTCGTCTTCGGCGTCTTCGTCATCACCTTCTGCGTCTTCATCATCTTCGGCGTCCGGATCATCGTCGTCGCCTTCGGCTTTTTTGGCTTTCTTAGCTTTGTGGCCCTGCTTTTCGTCGTCCTGCTCTTCTGCATCCTCACGATCTTCATCGTCTTCCGCATCTTCGTCGCGCTCGTCCTCTTCCGCTTTGCGGACTTTGGCTTTGCGCACTTTTTTATCTTCATCCTCTTCCGAGGCTCTGGCTTTTTTACCCAGGCCGATCAGATGTGCAAAGGTAAACTTATTGTCTGCCATAGTTAAATTACTCCGGATTCTTTCATCAGTTCCTGAAATGCGACATCAGGACTGGCAACCGCATCAGCCAGACCCATCTGTACGCCCTCGGCTGCCAGATAACAGGCGGCCTGTGTATTGCGGATCACTGTCTCAGACAGTCCGCGGTTACGGGAAACAGTGCTCACAAACAGACGCCCCATTTCATCGACATCATGCTGAATGGCCGCTTTCGCCTCGTCACTCAGCGCCACATACGGGTTACTTTCCGCTTTACGGTTCCCGTAGGTGATAATGGACACTTTCAGCCCGTCATCCTTGATACGCTGTGACCAGTCACAGTGAATGACGATCACCCCGACCGAACCGACACCGCCGGTACGCGGGACGTAAATTTTGTCCGCGGCGCTGGCAATGGCATAAGCAGCGGAAAAGGCATTTTCGGACAGAATGGCGTGAATGGGCTTTTTGCCGCGTTCGGCATAAATCAAATCAACCAGGTCAAAACAACCGGCCACTTCACCGCCGGGGGAGTCGATATCCAGACAGATACCCTTCACTTCCGGATCGTTAACGGCGGTCAGGAAGACCCGGCGGATGCCGTCATAACCGGTCATGCCGCTGTACGGCCGCAGTGTGCCGAGTTTCTGAACCAGCGTGCCGTAGACCGGGATAATTGCGATACCTTCCAGCACGTCATACCCACTGTCTTTCCGGGCTTTACGGCTGAAATATTCGTCATCGTCCTCCATCATGGTGCTGCGGATCTGTGTGATACCGAGCCGTTCTGTCAGTGATGACACAATCACTTCCGCTTTCTGCGGGTGTATAGCAAGAGGCGTGTTAAACAGCTTCTGTGCCAGGTGGGGTAAATTCACTTCGCCTCCTGTTTATTTTCCGGGTTTGGTGCAAACTCTTCTGCCACAGCCCAGCTGGGCGGCGGCAATCCGAGCTCTTTAAACCGCTGAAGTTCATAGCTGCGCTGATCGACCAGCTCTTCCCAGTCCTCACCCATGTTTTCAGCCACTTCCATTTCCAGTGTTGAAAAACCGGCTTCCATACTGAGAATGGCCCCTTTTTTCTCTGCGACCGGGTCTACCCAGCCGCGCCCCGGCCCCATCCACCGCGCGCGGCAGTAGGATGCTGATGCGTCCATAAAGTCCGGGGCATCATTCGGTAACGGAACATCTTCCACATCGTGGATTTCTTCGGCAAAGGCCACCGCTATCGGTTGTGCGAAGCCGTTTGAGAAGTCATCACGGCGGCGGGTCAGGGTTTTCCAGGCTTCCAGCATGGCGGCACGGGCAGAGGAATAGTTAACATCAGACCAGTCCTGTGTGACCTGCTGGGCTGACAGGCCGGTGGCCGCAGAGATATTCCGCAGCACCGCACTTTCAAAGCCGTCAAAGTTACTGGTCGGCCGGGCAGCGGACAGTGTGACTATTTTTTCATTCGGGAACAGGTGCGGGATACGTGCGCCGTTCTGAAGATTGAGTCGCTTATCCTGATAGTATTCTGTCCGCTGTGTCTGGTAGGCACTGAGTTCATCACCGGTAAAATCGCCAGTATCCCCCAGGGCGGAAGCCACCATCTGCGCATCATACGGGGATTCGATATACGCCCCGAAAATGGCATTGAGGATTGCCGCCTCCAGTTCTGATTCATCGTACTTAATCAGCATTTTCAGCTTCTGAACGATGGGGGCCAGAATACCGATCCCCCGGTGCTGAGCACCGCGCTCCATATCAAAATCATGCACCACCACCGGACGACCCCATGACGTTTCACGCTGAATGCGTTTCCAGGTCATGGTTTTTTTACCGGCCCACCAGTCGCCCATATGGGCTTCACGGATGTGATAGGCGATCGGGGCACCATCACGGTCAATCTCCACCCCGCCACGGATATTTGGCATGTCAAAATTCTGCTGCGGGTTGCTCAGGCGATCGGGGTCAACAATCTGAACTGTCGTCGCATAACGGGCCTTACCGTGACCAAGCCGGTCAGGACGGTACTGCAGAACCGCCAGCGCGTCACCGTCCAGCAACTTGTGACGGAAAGCCAGCCGCAGCATCTGCGATACGGTCTGTTTACGCTCAACATCACAGTACCGGCCCTTGTCATTTGCCCATGAGCGCCAGTGCGCCGTAATAAACCGGCTGTATTCAGCTGCCCACACCGCATCAAATGCCTTATTGCCGGTCAGTTGCCTGAGCATCCGGTAATCGGGTTTGAATACCGGCCGGTAACAGGCACCCACCGCATTATCCAGGACACGGGTTATTGAGCCGGACGCCCAGCCGTCATTCCGTGCCAGATCACGCATACGTGACACAATGCGGTCACGGTAGATGTTAATTTCATTATCCGGCGACCACAGCGCGGGCTGCCAGTTCGCCATTTGATCACTGAATGAATCCGCCGCGTCATACGGCACCCGGCCACTGCCGGACAGTGCCCCGTATTTCATTTTCGGGGCAGCCGGAGGCAGCGGGCGCCCGTCCGCTCCTAAGATTTGTACACTCATCAGTACCTCACCCTGATTGGACGCCTGCGGGAGATCCCCAGCATGGCCTGTATTGTCTGGATCAGTGCCAGCAAATCGCCCAGACTGGTCTGCTGATAAGAAACCGATCGCGTCCCGTCACCCTGTGTATAGGAAAATGAAACGCCTTTGGCACCGGTTGACAGATCGATATAGGCCTGCTGCGCCTGAACAAGCGCCTGCTTTAACTGCGCATCACTCATGCCGGTAAGCAGCGTGGTAATTCGTGACATTGACACTCCTTATGGCAAAAGCTGGGATATCCGCTTCCGCTGAGGCTTTTCATTGGTTTCCTCCGGGATGATGGCCCCCGGGAAGCGAAGGTTAACTTTGGTTTCCGGATTCTCTGCCGGTGCAATAAGCCGTTCCGGATTACCGGCGACAGCGTCAGCCAGCGCATTAAGTTTGAGCCCCATATACATCAGGCCGCACAGTGCGGCATAGCTGTACACGCGGCAGTCCAGTGCTTCATTAGCCCGCCCCGGTATCTGCTCCCAGACCCGGTACCGCTGACCGCCGGATACTTTAATTACTGACCGCTCTGCCAGCAGCTGACCGAAATACTGCAAATCACGATCAACCGGGAAGTGCATATACGCCGGTGCCGGTTCGCCTGCTGCCGGCGGTTCCAGATGCAGACGACCGCGCACCGCATCTTTGGCCGCGTTCACACCGATAATTACCGGTTTAAATCCGGCTTTCGAACGGGATGTAATGCGTTTTGTCGGCCAGATCGGTGAGCGTTTACCGCCACGGGCGGATTCGCCTTTGACAGCCCAAATCCTGCGACCGAGACGCGCTTTACAGAAATCATAAACGGCCTGGGTGTGATGTCCGCCGGAGTCCATGCAGGCCGCCATGATGGCAAACCCGCGACCATCAGCACGCCGCCAGATTTGTTTCAGGTACGCATCGAGGCGCTCCCACGGCTCCGGTGTTTCCAGATCCCCCTCAATCACATCGTGAGCAACTGACCAGCTTTCCTCACTGCGGCCCCAGCCGACCACCTCAATCTCAAAGCGGTCATCCTGTGTATCGATACCGGCCGTCAGCAACGTGACACCGTCCGGCACTTCCGCTGCCCATACTTCGCAGCGCTCCAGTAGTTTTTGTTCGCTCAGGGCTTTTTCTCCCCTGTCTTCGTATGGCTCACCGAGCACCAGATTGATAAAGGTCTGCCGCATCAGCGGGTCGTCTTTCACCCGCAGCCATTCTTTCACCAGATTCGGCCAGGACGCGTTCGGGAACAGACTGTACGCCGCCCAGATATGAAATCCGGCATGACCGGTAAACGGCTTTTCAGCGCGCCATTCCCCGTTTTTAATCATCAGCGGTTTGTCGCTGTCGTGAATAACACACCCGTTATGGCGGCAGACGTAATACGCGGTATCCGGCAACCCGTTACCGTCTTTGTCTTTATCCCACTTCATACCGTACGGCGTATCGGGTCCGCCCCATTCCAGAATCTGAAACTCACCACAGTGCGGACACGGTACCCAGTAGTGCCGCTGATCACTTTCGTTGTAGGCTTTCTCGATACGACTGACGTTCTTTACGGTCGGCGTTGAACCGAGGCCGATTTTCCGGTTCCAGAATGTTTCCGAGCGTTTGATACCCAGAGCAATCTGGTCACCCTCCGAGCCGGCACCGCCCGACGGATAACCATCCACTTCATCAAACAGGATGATCCGGCAGGTGATACGACGAAACCCACCGGGTGAGTTTGCACCCACCAGCGTTAAATTGGCTCCGTTGGAAAACTGTTTCTTAAGGATGGTCTGGCCGCTGTCTTTTGCTTTGGCCTCACCTGCAATGGCTTTCAGTGCCGGGGTATCGCGCAGCATCGGCGCAATTTCGGTCTTACTGTAGTCCTCAGCATCTTCCACACGGGGCTGAACCACCAGGATCGGGGACGGGTCATGCGTCAGGTAATAAGCAACGGCATGGTCGAGAATCTTGGTATACCCGACCCGGGCGGATTTCATCACGGACACCTGGGTTACCGACGGATCGGTAAAGGCATCCATAATGCCGTCCTGATATTTAAATGACCGGAAGCGGCCGGTCTGCGCGGCATTCTCTTTCGACAGCACCGCGTATTTGTTCGCCCACTCGCTCAGCGATAAGGCTTCCGGAGGTCTGACGACAGCGCGTTTCTGACTCAGTGCACGGGTGAATTGTTGCCATGCATTATCCCCCCTGTTCACTGTGGTCAAGGCTCAATTCCTCCATCGCCTCATGAATGATATCCTGCAGCGCGGCCACAAACTCTGCATCAGAGGAAGTCAGTGCCAGCGACCGCAGGCGGGGACCGTGTTCAGGGGCTATCGCAATCAGGCGGGTGCGCATGGCGTGATATTCCCCGCCCACTTTATCGATCATGTCCTGCCACGGCAGCACCAGTCCGGATTTCTCTTCGTACTCCAGCCGGGCCAGCTCTGCAAAGTAGTGCTCTTTGATAGCTTTCGATTCTTCCAGATCCCGGACTTTTACATCGCCGGAAACCAGACCGGCATACACCGATTCGGCGCGCTGCTGAAAACTGCCTTTTTCTTTCGCCGACTTTTTCTCCGGATCGTCAGGTTTTTTCGCTGCATTCTTCGTGCGCGGATCTTTACTGTCCCGGTACTTTTTCAGGTTCCGGTCGCTGGCCTCCACATCAATTTCATCACCGGCCATCACGATATATTTTCCGGCCTTTATCCAGCGGGTGATCGTCTTACGGTTCACATCCGCATGCTTCGCATAGTCGGAAATATTCATCATGGTCATGGGACATTTTCCTGCTGACGTGGGACATCGGGACACATGGGACATTGCATGGGACATGTCCCACATTTCACGGGACACAAAACTCAGAAATTTTTTACGTAACTTACTGAATCAGAAATAAAAGTATCTACCCGCTGTCATGGGACATGGGACACAAAATCAAAATTTCACAGCTAGCCGCAGAACGCGGCGCGCAATGCCCGTGTAATATCAAATGCTTAGGAAGGACCCAAAAAATTCTATGGGTGACGCAGCCACCTGCCCCACTGAAAAATCGGATGATTTTCTTTATTTTCCGGCTCAGTAGCCAACTTTCCTGTCACTTTCATTATTCATCTCGCTGTCCGTATCGCCTCTGCTATTGCCCGGTTAATCTCCTGCAACAACAGCGCCTGTGTCATCTTCATCGCTCTGTCCTGATATCCGAGTACGGGTTCAACAGGCAGGGCATCACCGAACCGGATTAACAGTTTCGGCATTGGTTGTTTCTTCCTGTCTCTGCGGGTTCCGTTAGATGACCGCTGCAGGCGCTTCCGGCCTTTCTTGCCCTTCTTCGCTTTCTTTCGTTGCCACACGCCATTAACACCACCGATATCTCCGATGAAGGTGTTTTCTTTGCTCTTAAGGCTGGAAAGCTTATTACGTGGCAGATTGCCGTATTTGTTCAGCTTGATGTCTTTGGGGTTCAGCAGTGCAGACCCGTTGAGTTTATGCACCCCGCCGGTTTCAAACGGTTCAAGGTATGCAGCAGCGGTATTCATCACGAACACTTTCGCTTTCAGGTCACTTTTTCTGGCACCGCGGCTTTTAACGCTTTTCACCGTGAATGGTGTCGGATTATCCAAATTGCGCTGCATAGCCACTTTCTGCGCGTCTTCAATCTTTCTGACAACAGCTGTCATAGCCTGAGCGGTGGCAAAGGGTATCTGCTTCCGCAGAGTTCGGAGCTGATCGCTCAGGTCTGTGAGATTTGCCATAGACACCTCTGTTTTATATTCCGCTCACCACTCGTAAATGATGACCGGAATATCGCCGTCTCTCCGGCTGTCACGCCATACTGCTCCGGCAGCTGACGTTGCTGCCTACCTCGGTAGTAGCTGACCGTGGATTCGTTGTTTTTGATTCTCCCCGCGCACTCACCGCACAAGGTGGACGGGTCATAGTTAACACAAGGAGACTGCGACAACGCAGCGCATAAAAAAGCCCCGCTATTTAGCGAGGCTCTATTGATTCGCCCGCAAAATTGCCTGTATATTGAGCATCGTAGTTAGAGTAAATATTCTTTGTCGATTGCTTATTTGCCCTGTTCTTACAGGGCATTTTTTATTTGTTCCGCATATTGAAATTACGGAATTATCGGGGATAGACTCAACACGAAAATCACAATAAACATTTCCTGAGTCTTTTATATGTGCCCCTCGTCATGGGGGCTTTTTTTACTTCACCCTCTCCGCTTCTATCTCCCGTATTGCCCGCTTATCGTGATTACAGTCTGCTATCGACTTCATTGCATCGGCCAACAACAGGATTGCGCCGCCGTATGTCAGTTCATCCGGAATAACCGGCAGCGGACAATCAACGGTCAGTTGAGCCGGAATAGGAACCACCGGTGCGGGAACGTATTCCGTCCGCGTATTTCCGCAACTCACTAACAGCATCAGCGGGAACAGGAGCAGCAGCACATTCACTGTCTTTGAAAACAGTTTTGATAACAGTTTTAACGTTGACATGCTCTGTGTCCTCAACCTGTTTGGCTTTAATGTTGTCGAGTGCAGCGCGGTGTCTGATGGCAACGGCTGAAAGCGTGATGGCGTTTATCGTCCGCTGTGCTGACAACTGCCCAGACAACGTTGTGTTATTCACCTTCAGCTGCTGGTTATCCCGGTAGGTGTCGTATACCCACCAGGCTGCGATGATGAACAGTGCGGCTGTTACCGCTTCTTTCCAGTTCATGGCGCTTCACACTCATAATGGATCACACCGTCCAGAGTATTACCCGGCAGCGGTTTGCAGTGATTCGGGAGTGAATACAGATAACAACCCGCCAACAGAGCAGTAGTCAGCAGGATGATAGCAATGATGATCAGTGTTAAAGGGTTCCGTGGCATACCGCTTTCTCCGTTTCGCGCCGGTTAATCAGACCCTGCCACTGCTTACCACCGGCAAATGTCCAGCGTTTCATTTCGTCACAGGCACCCGCGATATCACCGGCATTGAGTTTCCGCAGCATCGTGGAACGCGAGAACGCACCGGGCCCTACGTTGTAGACAAATGAATAGATGCCCGCCCGGGTATTGTCATCAATCAGCACTTTGATCATCGGGTCAACCGCGCGCCGGACTTTCGTCAGGTCGTCATGCAGCAGCGCCTTGCACTCTGCGTCCGTGTACAACTTACCAGGCTGAATATCACTGCCGGTATGGCCATAACATACAGTGAGCACTCCGGCCACATCACGGTAAGGTTTGTACTCAACACCCTCATATGCGGGGATCAGCACCAGCGCACCGGCAATCGCCCCTGCGGCACAAGCGGCCATGACTTTTTTAAATAATCGGTTATTCATGATGTTCTCCGGCTTTCAGTTGGAATTCTTTCCGTTTGTAATACCAGTTCACCAGGAACGTCCCGACAGTACAGATGATCCCGGCGACAATAGCCCACTGATCCAAGGATAAAACGCCAAAAGCAGAGGTTATAAGTCCCCAGGCGTATGCTGTAGGGCTGGAATATTTGTCAGACATGCGCATATCCACCCCCTGCGGAGTGTTCCGTATGTTGAGTGATAGGGAAATGCCGCAACCGGTTTATATGTTTTAAACGGGTTAAAGTGTGGTGGCTGCGGCATTATTCAGAATCCCACCAGCGGCGGGAAAGCAATAAAAAGAGCACTGTGGCCGAATACGGATTAGGTAATGAGCCTGTCGTATTCCAATGCTCTTATTGTTGCTAATGGTAAAAAGCCGCACACAGCTCTTGTGTTAAGTGATAACGAGGTGATTGATACTGTGGCGGCGTATATGAAAAAAGGCCGCACAAAGCGACCTTCGTAATGTGAACTATCCGGAAATTCCGGTTAGTTGAGTTATTTCTTCCTTAGTCTGCTCAAACCGCTCCGCCTCCATCTCCACACCCAGAACGCGGCGATTGTGCTTCAGTGCGGCTTTCAGTGTCGCTCCGGACCCCATAAAGAAATCAGCGACCAAATCACCTTCACGGCTGCTGGCTTTTATGATGTGCTCCATCATTGTGGCCGGTTTTTCACAGGGGTGCTTTCCGGGATAATACTGAACCGGCGGGAAAGTCCACACATCGGTATAAGGTACATCAACGGATACCGTAAAGTAGCGGCGTAACAACTGATACTGATCTGCCAGTTCGTGATATTCACGCCTGAGTGTGTGTTGTTCACTGACCAGATCATTATATTCACGGTATAACGGGTTATTTCGCTGACACTCTGCAGCTGTCCGCTGAAAAAGTGCCTGTAATTTCCGGTAATCCGCTTCATTCGGTAACTGCCACTGACTGTACCCGAACCAGTGTGAAGACATCTGCTTGCCGGTTGCCTGGTCAATTTCTTTTGCCGTGATACCCAATGCATCTCGCGCCTGCCGGAAATACTCAATCAGCGGGGTAAACACATTTTTCTTCAGTTCATCCCGCCGCTGGTGGTACTCACTGCCTTTTCCTTTTACCGGTCCCTGATAATGCTCTGCAAACAGGATCCG